ATATTGCAAATGGCATCGCATTACTTGCCAGCTTCTGTGTTGACAAGTATATGTCTAAAACGAGCGGACACGGGTTTTACAACCCATTCGCAGACGATTAGCATTTGTGATATAACGCCGGGTAAAGGAATAGCTAGCCTTTATCCATCACAATCCACCATAAAGGGGATCAGACGTGGCTGCTTTTACCACGATCGTTGTACCTGATGCTGCCGCTACGCCCGTCAACCACACCTTTTCACCGGTGCGTGTGGACGGAGACACTGCTACTTGGCTTGAGAAGTCCTCGGGAAGCGCCACCGGCTTTTGGCCGTTGGTTTGCACCCTGAGGGCACCTCTGGCGGGGCAGACCGAGAAGTTGTACCGCTATACCCAGAAACTTTCGATCCCGGTGACGGCGATCGAGACGATTAATGGGGTGGCGAAGACGACTCTCTTGTACACGCTGCGGGCTACCGTGGAAATCACGATGCCTGCGGACGCAACGCTACAGAATCGCAAGGACGCCCGTAAGCTCCTTGTGGGTACGCTCAATGACCCTTCGGTCATTGATATGGTCGAAAATCTCAACAACACCTACTGATTTATGAACAGTGATTTTGTCACTGCACTCATGAATCTGGTGAAGGCGGTCTTCGATGTGTACCGCATCTTCCACCGTCAGCAGGGTAACACTCCTGCTTCTGATGGGGATGTTATTCAGTAGCAACTTCCTTTCGATGGAGTTATTCGCCCATGAAAAAGAAGCGCAAAGTTGCGGGTCCTTCTATGGACCTGTGCCGACGATCTGCTTGCCAGTCGGACCAACTTGCCGAGGGTATTTTTACCTCGGCAGATACCGAGATGTCTCGAATGTTAGCGTCCCTGTTACACACTGGACGCTACTTAGAGATTGTATCTGCTACCGTCAATCCAATGGATTATACGTGTGCAGGTACGTTTGGCCGGGATTACCTCTGTGCCGAACTGATGTCCAAGTACCCTCACTGGGACTTGGGTATCGATCGCGCACATGTAGCCCTGGACAAATTCATCTCGACGGAGTTGAAGCTCGCCTCACTTGATATCCACCGTAACCCTTGCATCATGGCCCTAGGACAATGGGTCATGATCCATGCAATCGATATGACTGCACGGAGAAAAATTGCAAGGATCCTTGGTGAATTCTCGTGGGATGAAGCCGTACGCTCCTTCGCGTTCGGACCTGGTGCCTCGACTTCTCAGTCGAGTCGTAGAGGCGATGCCTCATACAAGTTTGGGGCACAAAGACCCCAATCGTCGTACAACGCCGAAGCCCTTGTGCACGCCCTTAAACGGGCGCATCCTCTATGGTCCTTTGATCATGAGGTTGTGCGTGGGTCTCGGTTAGTCACTGTTCCAAAGAACGCAAAGACCGACAGAGTCATAGCCGCAGAGCCTTGCTGGAGTATGTTCTTCCAGCTGGGCATGGGAGCCGCCATTAGGCGGCGTCTGCAGCGTGTCGGTTTACTGAGGGTCCCGCGCAAGGGCGAGCCGCCGTCATCCCTGACGGAGGCACAAACTCGCCAACGAATGCTTGCGCGTGTAGGAAGTCGCGATGGTTCTTATGCGACTATTGACCTCAAGGCAGCGTCGGATTCCATATCCCTAGCTGTTTGCGATCTGCTGCTACCCGCATCTCTGTTTAGGATGCTGTGCCAACTGCGCTCGCCGAAGGGCGAGTTACCAGACGGCCAGATTGTTACCTTCGAGAAGATATCCTCGATGGGCAATGGGTACACGTTTGAGCTCGAAACATTGCTGTTTTGGGCGATTGCGTGTGAAGCAGCGGGCGACGAAGACGTACATGTATACGGT